GACGATGCCGGCCGGGATGAACCGGGCGCCGGCCCCGAGCGACCAGAACGCGACGTCCCGGCCCAGGTGCGCCACATCTTCGGCGGACACTTGGAACGGACCATCCTCGAACCATGCTGCGGCCAACGGGTTCGAGATAATGAGCTTATCGGCCGTGATGCTCGGAACGTGAATGATGGGGACGTTCGCGAGCTCGATCCGCATACCGCGCACGTCCGCCGATGACGCGCCCGCAATCGTGATTGTTGACGGAATGATCAGGTTCGCGAGCTTGGCGAATGCCGTCGTGCTCGCCAGGACGAAATCGGCCGGCTGGCCGGTCGCCGCCTGCACGGCCAGTGATGCCGTGATCAGGTTCGCGATGAATTCCGAAAGGTCATGCGATGCCAGCGCTTCGGTGTAGTCGACCGTGACGGATCCGCTTTCCAGCTCAGTAACGAATGCGGCATCGGTCACCGCGGCCCAGGCGGCCAGCATGATCCGGCCGAACGCGTCCAGCACGCTCGGATTACCGCGCCGGAGAACCTGATACGAGATATCGGCGCCGCCTGCGTAGGTCTTCAGCGCCTCCGTGTCCAGCTTGATATCGATCGTGGCGGACTCGATCTCGGCCTTCTCGGCCGACTGCGCCGCGACGTAATCCGACAGCGTGCCATCGAAGTACGGCCACTCGAGCGTAAGACCAGCCGTATCGCCCAGCCCCCGCGGCCCACCGAACGCGGTGATGGCCGGCCGGCCACCGTTCACGATGCGCTTGATATCGGTCGTGACAAGGTTGCCGGATGCAAGCCCAGCATTCGCGCCGGCCGTAAACACGACGTCCGCGAGTGCGCGCGCGGCATACGCGCGGAGGTCATCACGCTGTGGTGTCGCACCGCTCGAAGGATCCGCCGTCGTCTCAGGACGCGACACGTAGGCGGCTCGCATGAGCTCGCCCAGGTTCTTGTATCCGGCGAACGGGTCGGCCGGCTTTGGGCCGGCGACGAATGCGCCGCGCTCGGCCATCCCGCGCACAACCTCTGTAGCGGTGTCGCGGACGAGCTGCACCATGTCATCCCGTGAAATCCCGAGCGGGGTGGCCGGCGCCTCCGCGCGCTCCGCCACGGTCGCTTCCGTCGTATCCGTCATGTTCGTATCTCCCTCCGATCGGAGTGCAATCGTCGCACCCATATAGGCCGGTTTATAGGTTCCCGCTAACCCTGCGATAGCGGGTACTCGCGTGTGAATGACCGCGTTACCGCGCCGCTTTGACGTTGCGCCGCGGACCATGAATTCCAGCGATACCCCATCGTTGCCGGCCGGGATAGTGGCCGCGTAATCCCGCGCCGCCTGCGTTTCGAGCATCCGGCCGACGTAGTGCAAGCCGGTATCGTCTTCATCGAACCGGATACCGGCGACCGGCACGCCATTATGGGTTGCGAGGAACGGCCACGGCCGATCGGCTCGCGCTGCGATGGCATCCGCGAATGCACCGCGTTCGAACCCTTCGGCCGCGTCCGGGAATTCCTCGGCCGCGCCTAGGCTAGTGAGCTCGCCCCATTTGACCGCGTATCCCTCGATCGTGCGGCCGTCGCCGTCCGCGTCACTACGGATCGCTACGGAACCCGCGTCGAGCCGGTGTAGGTCGCTCATCGTGCCGCCTTACGCTTCCGTCCGGTCGCCGGCCGGTCGCCGGCCGGCTTGTCAGCGGCCGCCGGCCGGTTCCCGATCGGTTTCGTTGACGCGACAACGGTCCCTCCGCGGCCGTCAGGCCCGAACGCGATACCGTGCTCGGGACACGCTTTTCCCTCTGCGAGCTCGCGCCCGTCGATCGGGCATCGATACGTCATGGTGCGATCCTCTCTAACGCGGGGGCCGGTGCGCCGCTCTCATCTAGGCCCAGGTCGGGCGGTAGTCCGAGCTCGGCGCGAACCTCGCTCGGGATCATCCAGGGTTGATTGCCGGTCGCGATCGCGTAAGCCTGCGATTGCTCCAGGACGGTACCGCGCGTCAGGTGATTTAGGCCCAGGACGACACGGCGCCCGGTCAGGTAGTTACCGGGTAGCTCATCGGACCAGGCATCCGCGATCGGGCCCGCGTATCCGGGTTGCAGCGTATAGCGCACCAGGTCGAGTCCGGCGGCCGATGCGTTCGCATAGGTCAGCGACCCAGCCTCACTAGGGACGTTGACCATCCATGCCGGCATCCCGAAATAGCGCGCAATAGACGTCCCGAGCTTCGACGTAGCATCCGCTGCGCCGGCTGCCGCTAGATCCGTTCCGAGCGTGGCCGGTTTCGCGCCCTTCCCGAGCACGAGCGGCTTACCGGGGGACGTCGTGCGCTTTTGCGTGATGCGGTCCGAGATAGAGTCAGCGTCACCATTCGACAACGGCTGGTCCGTTGTGACGTACCACTGCGGCGCACCGCCCTGTTGCCAGAAATCGGAACGGTACGAGTCCGCGGCCCAGGCGGCCGCGATAGCCTCTCGGGCGAGTCGGATAAGCGATGCAAGGTCGCGCGTCATGGTCGGAAAGGTCATACGCGGAACCCAGCGCAGATCTTCCGGCCGTGCATCCTGCCCATCGATCAGCACCCGCGTCGAGCTCATCCATTGCACGCGCGGGGGCGCGACTGGTTCCAGGGTGTACGGGGCCCCATCCGGCGCGATACCGAACCGGCGCCAGAGATATGCGCCGTTGTATAGCGCCATGATCGCGACGAGCATCCACAACCAGGTGCGGCGCGTAATGCTTGCCATCGGCCGTAGGACTAGCCGGCTATCGATTAGCTTTTCGGTACCGCGGAATTCGCCCACTTGCGCGTCTGACGTCAGGTCGGCCAGCGTGCGAACGCACGCGAACACGACGTCAACGGACAGCGCGACAGACTCAGTGACGTTTACGTTGTAGGTCGCGTCATGCCCGAGTAGACCGCCGGTATCGAACCCGTGTCGCTCGGCCGGCCGGTCGATCGCTTTACGGGTGCGCTTGTCGCGTTTAGCCATCCGTAGGCGTTCGCGTGTTTTCCGACGTGATGCCGTTCGCGTGGGCGATGACGCCCTCCCGCGTAGCTGTAGACGTCTGGCGCGCGGTGCGCGTCTGCGTCTCGGAGGAAAACACGAACGCCAGCGCGGCGCCGATGAAACCGGCCATGATCGCGACCGTGTCGGCCGACGCGGCATCGCCGCGCGAAACGAAGATGACAGCGCCGCCACCCGTGACCACGACTAGCGCGATCGCATATGTGAAAACGGCGCGGATTGTGTCTACCGTGGTCATGCCTCTCCGCTAGTAGCTAGGGATACGTGGCCGGCCACGCCTCGACCGGGAGGAACACCGGGAGGCGTAGCCAACGTCCGCCGACCATCGCCCGAGCAACGGACTAACCACGGCTACTAAGTGTAGCTACGCGGTGCATTTTGACAATAGGTTGTGTCAAAACTCGGACCGGCCCAGGTATCACCGATCCGAGCTCCGACACGCGCGGGCCGCGCCACCCCGGCGAGCACCATCCTAGACGAATATCTGTGGCGGTAGCTCCGCATCCTCCGGCGCGATCGCGGCCCAGGCGGCCCAGGCGGCCGCGCGGATAGCCTCTACTGGTCCCTTAGACTCACGCGCCGACAGATACCATGACCCGGACTCGATCGGGTGTGACGGTCGGACATCTCGAACCTGTGCGGCTAGGTCCGGATCCTCCGGGTGTGTCAGCCGGCCGCCGATGAGCTCGGACCGGAATAGCTCGGATGCTGCGCGCATCTGACCCGAGCCTAGTTTCACTGTCCGTATGTCATGCTCGGATGCCCAGGCGTCTACGTGCGGGAACGCGGCCGCGGTACCGACACACGCGACCGCTACGGCGCCCCAGGACGCCTGTAAACGGCCTAGCAGCGCCGTTAGGTCAGACGGTGCGACCGATGACGCCATCGTGCCATCGGGGCGCGGTAGGGTCGATCTATCGAACCCAGCCACGCCAACATAGGCGCCGGCATCCGTGGCCCATGCGACCGTGACTGTGACCGAGCTCCAGGATGGCGTCGTCTCGACACCGAACACGACACGGCCGCGCTCGGGTTGCTCCGCTACCGCCTGCCGCGCCCACACTCCCAGCGGTAGCCACGTGTCGATCGCATCGGCCCACAGGTTTAGCCGTTCGCTACGGAACATCGATGTATCAGCGCCGCCCGACGTCCCTACGGCCGATCGTAGCGCCGCTTCCGCGATGCGACCCTCCGCTAATGACGGGTTCGCTTCCCGCCATGAGCGCGGATCATCGGGCGCGTACCGCTCCGAGCTCGCGTACCACGTCATCCCGAAATCGGACATCGGCTCGGCGCCGTCGATGATCCGTACACCGCGCTCCCAGAATTCCCGCAGTAGGACGGATCTATCGTCGCCGGCCGTGCTAATCGCGAATATGAGGGGCTCGGGTCGCGCCGTCGTCGTCGGCTCCAGCGCCGCCCAGGTCGCATGATCGCGCTGCGTCCGGACCTCATCGAATACCCCAAGGTCCGTAGTCTCTCCGCGCAGCGCGTCTCTAGCCTCGCGCGAACCGACGTGATACTCGCGAGCTCGACCATACATACCGGACCGGATGCCCAGGTATCGCGTGACGTTTAGGCCGCCGCGCGATGCGGGCCCGTAGCGCGCGGCCAACGGCTCTAGATCCGTCATCACGGGTTCATAGATGAGGCGCGCCTGCCGCTTGTCATGCGCTAGCCCGATGATCCGGTGCCAGTCGGGCCCGGAAGCGTTCGTAAGCGCCCAGGCGATAAGAGCGCGTACTAGGCCAGTCTTCCCTTGTTGCCGCGCCGTAGAGACGACGTAGAGCCGGTGTAGTAGCTTCCCGTCCGGCCCGTACAGTAGCGCCCGGTTCAGCGCCTTACGCTGCCATAGGTCGAGCTCGAACCCGAGTACCGCTTGCGCGATCGCGGCAACGTCCGGGCCCCACGAGTCAACCCAGCCGGCGGGTAGTGGCGTCTGCCACCGCGGCTCGGGTAGGCGCCGGGTCACGTACCCGGCGAGAAGCTATAGACGATGACGCACCCGCATTCGTCCGGCGCCGGCATAGGGTCGGGTACGGGCCCACCATGTGCAGCCTCGATGATGGCCGCAGGCGTCGGCACGCATCCGGTCGCGGCATGGTCGCCCAGGTGATGCCCACAAAAGGAACACGGTTTCCCGCGGCCGACCTTGCGCGCGGGGCCCGTCGCAGCGGCCCATGCGTTGACTGCGCGTCCCTCGCGCCATCGTTGATACTCGGGCGGATTAGGTGGCATATGTCACAGGTCGAGCTTATGGCGCCGTCGAGCTCGGGTAGGCGCCGGCGGACCGGCGATAGCCTCTAACGGGTGCGGGTCAATAGCGGATCCCAGGTCGCGCGCGATCTTGACGCCTAGGTCGATCAGCGCGGCCGTCTCACTATTCGATGGGTACTCGCGTGGCATCGCGCTACCGTCTAGACCCTTGCCGTTGTCGCGTCCCTCCAGCGCGACCGTGACACGCTCCAGGGTGGCGCGCTCTACCGCTTGCCATCGCTCGATCAGCGCCGCGTTAGCGGTCGAGCTCGCAGACGGTCGCTTACGCGCGTGCGACCGGCCGACGTCTTGCGGTCGATCGTTAGCCGGCATCGTGGCCGCCGGGATGACAGCACCAATGGCGCGACCCATCCGGCGCGACCCATACGAGGTGCGCCGTGTCGCCCAGGACGATAGGTTGTGCAGGCCCGTCTAGCCACGCGATGACGCGGGCCCGTATTTCGTTCGCCTCTTGATCCGTTAGAGCTAGATCGCTCGAAAGGATCCATCGTCCGACCGGAACGTCCCTAATATCTATTTGCGTCATGGCGCAAGTAGCCTAACGCGGCACCATTCTGCGCGAAAAGAGGGGAGTAGTTGCCGCGGGTATCTCACCTAAAAATCCGCGTCAGTGTCAGTCATGGCGCGACTATCCGCGGCATCGGGCGAGGATCGCGGACACCGCCCGACAAGTTACAGCCGCGGTGCTCGGGACGCAGGTTAGACATATCGTATGTCCCTCCCTGCGAGTGTGGCCGGATATGCCCGATCGTTAGCGCGTATCGCGATAGCCAATGGTGCCGTAGGTCGATCGGTAGGCCGCATCTTCCGCAGCGTCCCGCGTCCCGGTTCCAGAGTGCCAGCGCAAGTAGGCGATTGCGTCTTCCCGTGACACGGCGCCCGTATACAGGTTCGCTCTGCATCCGTGACACGTTACGCGGGGTAGCCAATTTACGAGCGCGCACACTGCGCATACGCACGGTCGCACCGATCATCGGATGCTTCCGAGCTCGACCACGATCGTAACGAGAGGTTCGCTGCGTGCCAGCGTCGGGTGCCAGTGACGGTGCACAACCTCTCCGCTAACGAGCTCCAGCGCGCCATCATCGTCGGTCGAGCTCGCAGGCAGCGTAATCGTGTCACCTACTGCCGGCACCCTCCAGGCATAACCCGAGAGGATCGCTTTTCCCTCCGGATCCTCTATCTCGACCTTTATCGGGTTCATGGTGTCCATCGTCTGATCCGTCATTACTAGCCTCTTTCCACCACGGTCGGAACCCTGCGTCCCGCATAGCCTCTCCGAATGGGCGCCCGGTCCGCGATCGGTCCGAGGGGGGCAGGACCGTATCAAACAGACCGGGCGCCGGAGGATCGGGTACCGGCCGATCCTCAGTGGCGCGCGATCGGCTACCGGGCGCCGCGCGATGCCACGTAGACATTATCCGAGCAATGGCCCGTCTATGGCGAGCGACGTTTAGCGCGCCGGACATTGCCGCGCTGCGCGCCACTCGCCATAGGCGATGACCACCCGTTCGGCCCATGCGAGCACTAACGCCTATAAGGCCCAGCGCTCGCAGTCGGCCGAGTGCCGCATGGACACTCGACACGGGTTTCCCTAGGTCCGCAGCTATCCGAGCTAGCGTGACCTCGGGACGGCGCCCGCCCTCCGTCATCCCCCAGGCATAACGGTAGACGAGCGCTTGTGTGGGCCCGAGCGCGATCGATGATCCGTAGACCGCCGACCGCGCCCAGGTAGGCCGGACACCGCTAACCGCGTGAGACTCCCGCGGGAGGTTCGGTCCGCGCACGGTGCCATCCGACCTCATCTATTCGACCTCCCCGCGGTACGGGTAGGTCCGTTCCGCTACCACGTCCGCATCATGGCGCGCTGCGATCCGTTCGCCGTCGAGCGTGAATGACAGCGGTCCTAGGTTGTCGTCCGCCCAGCGTCCCGATTGCTCCCAGCCGTCATCTAGGCCCAGGTCATACGAGACACGCATAAGACCCAGGATCAGCACCACCACCGTTGCGAATAGGACGAAATCGAACAGGTCAGGATGCATCGGACCGTCCCTCATCTAGCGCACACTCGCCGGCCAACACGTGGGACGCACGACACGCCCGCTCACAGTCGAGCTCATCGAGCCGGAACGGCTTATCGCAGCGGCCACCACGGCCGACCGCCCCGCCTACGGGCCCGTGACAGCGACAGCGGCAATCGCACCGAAACGGGATGGGGTCGCCGGGTTCGGCCACGATGCGCATCCATGCCATATCGGCGGCCGTTGCCGTGTCCCGTTCGCGGATACGGACGATGGCCGCGTGCCGGTCCGCCGGGATCATCGCTCGACCCGCGTCGGTAGCTCGCGATTGCGAGCTCGCCGGATCCACTCGGAGGGACGGTCTACGTATGCGAGCTCGACCGCGTGTGGTGCGACAGACGCTTTGACGTGCACCCACAGGGTTGCGCTAAAACGTCGGACGGGTGCGCCACAGATACCGCATACAGGCTCTTGCATCGTTCCTCACCTAGCCTCTCGCTCGTAGCCTCTCTCTAGATCATCGGGCGATGGCCGGTTCGGATGAAGTACCGCGGGTCGCTAGAGAGAGGCTAGTCCCGATCCGGCAACCCGCGGGTACCGGGGAGATTAGGCGCGCGAGCTCGCGTCCGTCAATCCCCATTCGTAAACTTCCATACCCTTAGTGCAGAGACGATAGTCACCTACTACGAGCGAGACTCCCTACGGTCGCTCTCCGTAGGTTAGGGTGTGGAACTTTCCGGCTAGCGCCGGTCTCCCTCCCTCGCCCAGAGGATTAGCGCGAGGATGACAACGGCCGACAAGACCACGGCTACCGCCTGCGGGTCCGTCATCCGATCCGGGTATATGTCACGGTGCTAGTGGCCGGGAGATAGCGGCCGGCGTACCGTCCCTCGACTATCCGGAATAGCCAACGGCGCCCGACCTTTACGCGCTCGGCCGTCTGCGTCCGGAACCCGGATACGTCGCCCAGGCGCCGACCCTGCCCGTCGTAGGTCGCGGTCCGGCCGCCGACTAGGGCCCAATACTCCGGCGGATAGATCGCGGGTACCGGGTTAGTGAACACTCCGAACAGGATGCCGGCGGATAGCTTTTGCGCGTACATTCGGAGGATGCTCCGGCCGGTGTAGCGCGCATTCGGACACACCGGATCATCGATCCGCGACCGATCCTCGCTATCGGTGTCCGGATGCATCCCGATACAGTGGTTGCCATCGAACACACCCGAGCACGTCGCATCCGAAAACACGTCAGAGTCTCCCTGTAGGACCACGTAGAGCCCCGCGGAACGTGCCTCCAGTACCGCATCCCAGCCGCGGCCGGATCGGACCTCGAACGGGATATGTGCGCGTTGCATCGCTAGCGCGGCATCGCCCAGGGACCATCCCGGCGTGGCCGGGTTTGTTTCCTCAGTCGGACGAATGAGGTTTAGCACGCTATCGGGGGACATAAGCCGCCGGCCGCCGGATTGCGCGTCAATACCGTTAGATAGGGACGTCCACACGCAACCTTGCCGGCGCGTTCGCGTCGAGCAATCCGGATCATATTGCGATCGGTGTTCGTTGCGGTATCGCTCCGTCATGCGCCTATCTCGTATCCCAGCTCGATAACGTCGAGCGCGCGTACCAGTACGTCAGGGTTAGTGCCGCCTGTTTTGGCCCCATAGACCGTGATGACGTCTCCGGCATCGAGCGGGTAGATGAACCCGCGGCTATCCGTCTCGGCCGTAGCGCCGTTATTGTCGATAAAGAACCCGCGGACACCCGCGCCGTTGACGCGAACCTGTACGCGGGTGCGTTCGCCTACGGATCCGTTATCCGTCTGCACTTCCAGGGACACGAAATACAGCCGGCCGGCGCCGACCGGGACGGTAAGGGCATCCGACGCGAGCCATCCGCCCGGATCATCCACCGTCGTATTTAGCTGTAGCTGCGCCAGCGTGGTACCGACAGACGAGCTAGCGCCGCCCGATACGCGGGCGCCGTGTGGCGTAAACACGGCATCGTGTACCGCTTGGCCCCATTCGGTTTCGGTCGCTGCGCCGTCTACCGGCCGTGTCGGGATAGGCATTCTCTAACCTCTCAGCTAACGCCAACGAGTCCGACGACAATGGCCGTTCCGTTGCCGCCGTCATACCACCCGGACACATGATCCGCGGCCGCCATCCCTACCACCAGGTGCAGCCCGCATAGGCCGTCCTGTAGCTGGTCGGGGACGATAAAGAATGGACACGACAATTCCATAGCCGTGATAGGCGAGCTCGCGTCAGACGTCGTATACGCCATTACGACGATATCGCCCGGTGTCGTCGCGATCGACAGCGGTAGACGTCGGTTTGTGCTCGCTGTACCCGTGAACGATGCATCCGCGCCCGTGGTAGGCGTCAACGCATCGCCCAGGAATACGGCCGTAGCAAACACGTAGTTAGTACCGCCGACGTTGACGGTAATTGTCGTCCCGGTCGTACCCGTCGCTACAC